CTTGTGGGCGGTGGCGGGAGTCCCGTGTTCGGGCCAGCACCTCCTCCCGCATCTATAAGGATAAATCTCCAGGTCTTTGGAAAGAAGGGAGTGGCGTCTTCGGGTGTTTTTGAAAATGGGACGCAGGCCCAGACGCACGCCGAGGAGCCAAGCGGCTCGAACGTCGCGAGCTCTAGTCCGTCCCTTCTCGACAAGGCGAAGAATCTCCTTCCAGGGAAAAAGACCCCGTCTGCCAATGAGGCGCCTCCGGCTCGGGCGCCTCCGGTGTCACGGAGAGGAAAGTCCAAGTTTACTCTGAATGGTGCGGAGATTGAGTCTCCGGATCATTCGCCGAGTGTTCTCCTTATTCTATTCTGCTCGATTGCTTTGGTCATATTGTTCATTCGGAGGTGAAAAGCGCGTTGTACTCGTTGAGCCAAATAACTGGGAACTTGTCTTGTCCTTCAGCCACCGTGATGGCTTGACCGCCCGTTATTTTTTGGTACCCGTTGTACATGCCCACAAACTCGTTAATCATGCTGGCCGACTCGTCGTCTTTCAGACTTGAAATATCTACCGGACCGCCCTTTCCGTATTTGAAAAATATACCTATTATATTCTTTTTGTAATTCTCGGCGGCATCTTCAGCGGCGTCGAATTCAGAAAGGCTTACAGACCGAAAAAGGATTAGACAGAGGAGAAGGATGGCCACACACAGGGCCCACTTCATTTACAAAATGTAGACATTTTTTTCATAGACGCAAGGTCCTGTGCAGTGAGTCCCCACTGCCCAGGGTCCCGGGATACTATCCGGTCGTAGAATCCAAGATACTCAGCCTTGAGTCCCGGTATGGACTCTTCAAGACTGTCGAGTCTTTTCCTTTTCATACACGCGTTCTGAAACTTGGTCCACATGGACCCGGGTCGGAGTTTCTTCAGGGACTTGTTCACAAGTCGAGCAGGACCGAATATGGCCGACTGAATAAAGTACGGCATGAGTTCCCAGGACTGTTCGCGGTACATGCGCTCGTCTATGACGTCCGCCTCCGTCATGGACTCGGCAATCCGTGCAAGGTCCTCGAGGCCAAGGGCCCCGTCGACGTAATTTTCTTGGACCACGCCCCACATGTACCCGTGCTCATGCACGTCCCGGAAGGTGGGCACGTGACCCTTGGCCCCCTTGCACAAGAGAACTTCACAGTCCTGTCGGGGCTCTTGGAAAAAGTCGCGTTGGTCAGACTCGAATTCGAGCCCCTGAAGCACGTACCGCACGGACCCATGTGAAGCCTCGGCCAGCCTTTTGACAAGGGCCGGGTCCGCTCCAGGTTTTAAAGAAAAAATAATTTTTAAAATTTTTTCAATACTCGGAGGGCTGAGTTGGTGGTTAACAACGGGGAAGGACAACTTTATGGGTGCCCGGGCCGTGATGAACATTTGTGACGTGGAGGGACTTCCGGTGAGTTCCCTGAGACCCACGAGATCCTTGACGGATTCGTAATCATCGAGAATAACGGGCCGGTCCGAGGACCGAACACGATCAAGAAATTCTAGTGTCGTCTGTTTCGATCGAAGCACATCATCAGTCAGGTGGATCCCGCCAGTCTGCTCGGCCAACCACGTCTTGCCTATGCCCTCGGGTCCCCATATACATATAACTTTGGCTGCAGCGAAATCGACAGGAGGTTTTTCCTTCTTTGTTTTAAGAAAGCGATCCATACTATGGCTACCGATTCGGACGATGAGTCTCTTACTCGTCAACTCCTTAATATGATTCTTGAAAATAACGCATTCATGCCCTACATCATAGGCTGGATGGCGTTCAACGTTCTGACCTTGGCGCTCGTGATTTATATCTCTATACGTATTAGTCTTAAAGGACCACCGCCACTATGAAGGGACCCGTTCTTCTTACCCCTGCCCCAAGGTCCAGTCCGTACAAATTCGTGGCGTACTTTCCAGAAGGGACCAGGACCTCTTTCGGTCGCAAGGGCTACTCGGACTATACGATTCACAAGGATCGGGCCCGTATGCTCAGGTACTTGACGCGGCACAGGTCCCGTGAAAACTGGAAGCGTTCAGGCGCCAAGACGGCCGGGTTCTGGTCTCGGTGGCTCTTGTGGTCCAGGCCATCATTTCGAGGGGCTCTCAGCCAGACCCAAAAAGTGCTCGGTCGTCGTATTATTTTCCGGGCCAAGTAATAATGGCCAACGCAACTGCAGCCATCCCCCCTGCGGCGTTCCACCTCGGGTACATGGGCGCCATAGCGTTTTTCGGATTTCTCATGATTACACAGGCGATTTCAATCAACAAAGCTCGGTCGGGTGAGCAGAATAAGGGGTTCGGGTACACGATGATGGTCCTGACTCTCGTGACTGAGATCCTGGCTCTCGTGTATTTCGTCATAGGGTACCTCAAGGCGTCCGGGGCTGCAGCGGCTATACGGGCGGCAGCAAACGCACGGTTCCGTGGAGCGGCGCCCCCTGTCGCCGCCGTATAATTTCTCAGACACTAGTAATAATGCCCCCACCAGAGGCTTTTGCAAATTTCGTCGTGTCCATGGCCCAGGCGGGTCTTGCAGCAGGCACGGCCGCCAACGTCCGCAAGGGGGCCGCCAAAGGTGGGAGTGCGGCAGGCCTGTTCTTCCTGCTCCTGGGTCTCTCGTTCTTCATTCTCATGGACTATAACGCGAGGTTCGGAGGTGCACTTTCCGGAGCGTCTTTTACTGGAACGATCTTCAAGTTTCTCATGGCTTCTGTCCTTCTGTCAGCCACGGGATTCATTCCTTATGTGGTCCTGTCCCGGAAGGGCAACGCCAAGGCGAAAAAGTTCGCGGGCGCCATATCTTCCGCCGTGTACGTGCTCATTTCGCTTGTGAGTGGCGCCTTCCTTGGCCGCAACACAGACGGCGGACTCCAGTCTGTGATTCTCACGAATATGTACGTCCTTTTGGGTTCCATCCTGGGTTTTAACGCTCAGGCCGCAAAGAGCGACCAGGGAGCCATGAGCAACTCTGTCATGGCGGCTATAGGCCTGATACTCTTGGCGCTTTTCGATGCCAAGGGGTCAAACAAAGGTACGGGAGCGGCGGAGGCCGAGGCGCCTGGAGCAGAGGTGGTGAACGCAGACCTCGCGAAACTCGAGGAGGCCCTTGCAGCGGCTAACCTAAAAATGAAAGCAAATGTCGAGGCTGTTAAGGCGATAACTAACCAGAGCTCATCTGCATACACAAACGCACAAGCTACAGCCAGGTCATCAGGAGAAGCTTTCGAAGAGGCCCAAAAGGCCCTCGAGGCCTACAAGGCCTCCAAGACGGCCTGAACCTTTTTTACTTGCTAAAAATAAGCGATGTTCCTTTCGCGTGAACAGACGGCGGACTTTCTCCAGAGAGATCCGGACGGGTTCATAGGGCGCTTGACGCCCCTCGATCTTCAAGCACGCCACGCCCGGTCCAGGTCCGACTACCTGGCCCGAGCGGTCCGAAGCGCCGACACGTGGACACCCGATGAAAAGGACTCCATTTGGCGCGAACTCCTTCTGGCCAAAGAGCACCTCTCCGGGACTCGGTACGCCGGTCTCCCGTGGATCTTCGCCAAGGCGCACTATGAGGCCGAGATGCCTCATACCCGCCAGAACGTCATCTTTCTGCCCGGATACGTGAGCGCCGCGACCCTCGTCCACGAGATGGTCCACGTGAACCAGAAGATGCGCGGTCCCGTCATCCCCCCAGGGTACCGCCTCTCTCGAGACACTTTCACAAACCTCAGGACAAATCCCGACGAGGATGGGAAGATCTGGTACAAGGGGAACGTTCCGGCCGGGGCATTCTTCCCCCAGCGACCCACGAGCCTCTTGGACGTCAAGGAGTACGTCATGCACCCTTTCGAGGCTGAAGCGTATTCCATGTCCGATTCTTTTCGTTAAAAGTTTCAGATGGTGACCATCGTAACCAGCCACTGGAAGGAGGATCTCACGTGGCTCGCGACCCAGAGCACATTTCCCGTTGTTCTCATCGACAAGGAGGGTGCAGACCCAGGCCCTATCGTGCCTCGGCACGTCATCCCGAACCAGGGAAAGGAGGCTTCTGCGTACCTCAAGTACATCGTTGAGAATTACGATTCGCTCCCGGACCGTGTGGCTTTCATTCACGGTCACGAGACGTCTGTGCACCAGAAGCACACACGGCCTTTGCTCGAGGTGATTCAGGCCTCGAACCCCAAGTACGGATTTGTTCCCTTGAACAACATGCACTTTGGAGGAGAATTTGCAGATAACAAAAAGGCCCAGATCCGTCTTTTCACATTTTGGGACCGTTTGTGTCTAGGGACCACCGTTCCCTCCGACCACGCCGTTCCGGAAGAGGCGGGCCCTATGGTCTATGACCTCGGAGCGCAGTTTGTCGTGAGCCGCGAGAGGATCCGCCGAAACCCCAAGATGCTCTATGAGGGCTGGCTCCATATCATGACGACCCACCCCGAGTTTGCCGATGAGTTTGCTTTGATTCTCGAAGGGTCCTGGCACGTCGTCTTTGGTGAACCTTTTGTCCATGTTCCCCAGAAGGACTGGTTCTCGTTCGATTGGGAAGTCCATCATCACTGATAAAAATAAAATGTCCAAGAAACGTACCACCGCTTGATGGTCGGGCTCGGGGACTCGTTCCCCTCTGACTCTTTTTATGTTCAGGACCTCAGGACCCTGAAAAATGTCTATACGGAGTGGACCGAGGCTTTGCCCCATGTCCAGGCGTATTACGCAGTCAAGTGTAATCCGGACCCCGAGTTTATCCGGGTCCTCTCGGCCCTCGGGTCGAACTTTGACTGTGCGAGCCGTGCCGAGATCGAGGCTGTTCTCGCCGCGGGAGTCGATCCTTCGAGGATCCTCTTTGCGAACCCATGTAAGCGCCCCCAGGACATCGGATGGGCATATTCCATGGGCGTCACGCGTTCTACGTTCGACTCGACGTGCGAACTTCACAAGGTGGCTCGGATGGCGCCCGGGTCAGACATCTTGTTGAGAATACGGGCCGATGACCCCAAGGCTCGGTGTGCCCTCGGGACAAAGTACGGTGCCGAAGAAGAGGACTGGGACCTCCTCCTTCTGACGTGTCGTTCACTCGGTCTAAACGTCATCGGGGTCTCTTTTCACGTTGGCTCTTTCGCATCGAGCCCTGACGTGTTCCAAGAGGCTCTGGCCAAGGCCGAACGGGCTGTAGAGCTCGCTCGCGCCCATGGGTTCGATCCACGCATCATAGATATTGGTGGTGGATTTTCAAGCGCGTTCGCCCTCCCCAAGGTGGATTCAGGCCTCGAGCTCATCGCCGAGCCCGGCCGTTTCTTTGCCGAGCGCGTCTCGACGCTCTACACACCCGTCCAGGGCACCAAGGGCCGGAGCCTGACCATCAGCGAAAGTCTATACGGAGCTTTCAATTGTATTCTTTTTGATCACGCCCGGCCCGAAATCAAGGAGGTCATGGATGCCGAGGGGAGACCTATATTTGGTGAGCTCGTTCCGTGGACAATTTTCGGTTCAACGTGTGACGGAGCGGACATCATCGCCAAAGAGGTTCTTTTGCCCGAGGAAATGAAAGAGGGAGACTGGATTGTCTGGAAAGACATGGGGGCATACACAAGCGCAGCATGTACGCGTTTTAACGGAATTCCGTTCGATCAAAGAAAAAAAATTTACATCTGTTAGGAACATGAAGACCATATACCCCCTGCCGGACATGGACCCCCCGCCCTTGAGTCCATTCGTGACCACGTGGACACCCACGAGTGTGGCGAAGATGATGGGGGTGATCATATCCGGCGGCGCGACGACAGCGGCCGTCTATCAGGCGCCTTCGGCATTTGCTCGCTGGGCCCCGACAGTCCTTTTCATACTGACTGTCCTTGCGGTGATTGGAATCGTTGCTTGGAACATATTTATTAAAGTCAAGGAGTCCAAGAAAGACCAGTAAAGAGATGGAAGTGCGGTGGGACGAAAAGACCAAAACATGGAGTATGCACCCCTTTGAGAAAAAGTTTTCTCGTCCTAGAGTAATGAGGAGCAAATACATCGTGGCCGGTGTTCTTTTGGCCCTCGCGACCTTGTGGTTCTTGACTTCAGGGTCTCGTCCGGCGCCGCCGCCGCCAGCCGTCTCCCATGTTCCCACGTGTCCCCGGGGGTACTACTATCAGACTCCTGCACCTACGTGGGCCGGGTGGTCTCGGCCGTGCGTGCCCATCGGGGAAGACTCTTCGCTCGATGGCGTTCCGGCCAGTTAAGGATCTCAGTATCTTCATATCCAGCAAAATGAATGAACTCATAGGGTTCGCCATATTTATGATCGCGTTCACGACCCTTGGAATGCTAACGAGTGCATGTCTCATGCGCCGAATCGATTCCTTGGCTCATGCACTTGAAGAGGCAGATAAGAAATATACTGATTAGGAAATCATGGTCGAGACACTTGGGCTCGTGTCAGGAGCACTTGGCGCCCTCTCATTATTGCCCCAAATTTACAAAAATATACGTTCGGGCTCTTCGACAGACATTAGCACACAGACCATCTTGTGTGCCTACGTGTCCCTGAGTCTAGGGACAATATACGGATTCATGATAGATCACGTGGCTGTATATGCAAGTGACCTAACAATCATAGGGTTTTACGTGGTGCTTCACGGGGTCAAGCTCTGGAACGACCGAAAAAAACGTGTTCTGTGTGCACCAGGGAATCGAGAGGGGCCCCCTGGAGACCCTGCAGAAAATGGCCTCGATTCTCAAGTTTGCCTCGATTCCCATCAAGTTCGCCCCGAAGCGTAAGCTGGTCAATTTCGCCCTGCCCAAGTGGAGGAGCAAGATGGCCGAGATTCAGGACGTGGACGTGGAGGGCTTTATCAACACCCTGTACCAGGAGAGGACGTTCAAGACGCAAAAGGAATTCAACGAGGCGTATGATAATCGTCTCCTTGAATTGCTGCACTGGGGTCACAAGCCGATGATCCTGACTCGGGAGGATGTGATGGCCCTCGAGACGGACCATAGGAATGGGGCGTTCGATACGACCAAGCCCGAGGTTCTCGACAAGCTCTTGGCCAAGATGAAGGCCCATTTGGACGCGGGCGAACGGGTCATATTTGTGTACTAAAGATGGAACCTCTTTTCGCGATTCAGAAGCCGCGTCACGCTCGCCTTGGCTGACCTGAGCCGGTCGTATTCCTCGGCCGCCTCCTCCATCTCGAGCTCGATACGGAACGGGGTCATGGCCTGTCGGAGCTCGTCCGCGCGCGTCTTGGCTGGCTTTGCCTTGGGCGGGCCCTTCTTATAGTCCTCCCAGGCCTTCTTACAGTACTTGTGCTTCTCAAGGGTACTCTCCATTTCCTTCTTGATACGCGCAAGGTCACTCTCGAGTTCGACCATCTTTTCATCGTGGAGCTTTTGCTTTTCCTCATCACTCAGAGTGTCGTACTCTTGGAGAGCCGAGCCCATGTGCTCATCGCAGGCCGCAGCAAGGGCCGCCGCCGTCCCGGGACACTCGTCACGGATCATGTCCAGTTCGCTATGTGCGTCCCTCTCAAAGTAGTCCAGGACCGACTGGCGAGCGCTCGGCCACTCGGGATAGTCTTCATAGTCCCCGGCCGTCGAGCGCCATTTACACCCGTCCGCGCAGTATACGCGGTCATTCGCGTCCAAAGCGAAACAGATGCCCCAGCCCATACTTTGTTGGTCAGGACCCCGACCCCTTTAACAAACAATTGCGTTGGAGCTCCGCAAACTCATTCGAGAGTTGGATGTGCCACGGGAACAGGACGAGGACCTGGAAGCAGAGGGCCGCGAGCCCTATACACGTGCTCACGACCGGGACCCACTTGAGAACGCTCGGAGTCGCCGTCTGAGGCACAAGAGACTCGTGGTCCATCCTTGCGATTTCAAGAGAAAAAATATGGGTCCAGAATATGGCTTGGACAAACGTCAACAGGTTAGCTCGGGAGATTGAAGAGGCGAGTGCGGTTGCCAAGAACCTCTACAACGACCATCAGAAGTATCGGCCATATGGTTGGTCTTCTGCGCAAGAGCGGAACTCCAGCTGGAACAAGTACATGGCAGCTCATAAAAAGACCATGAACCTGATTGAAAAACTCAAGACCTTGAATCAGGGTGCGCTTCAGGTCCAACTTGCAAAGATTGAGAACAGGCGCAAAGCCCTCAACAAAAACTTGAATAAAGCAGTGGAAGGGTACGGGTTTGGAGAACGCAATCTCATAGAGAATGTGTTTAGAGAATATGCACACTGGACCGTGAATGATCCCAAGAAGCGTGCAAACAAGATTCGAAACCTCGCGGCTAAAATAGAAGGGCTTCCGTCCGCCACCATGTACAATAAATACAAAAAGGACATTGCGCCCATTGCATTACAACACGCAAAGCTCAAGATAAACGAGAAGGCTCTAAAGAACGCCGTCAATCTGCGTAAAAGATACTTGGGCCCAGAAAAGCCGGCCCGTAACAAGTTTCGCTCAATCGTGGCACAGAAAGTCCTTCCGCCCATCATTCAAAATATCAACATTGTCCCGTACGGAAGGAAAACACTTAGTCCCATGCGAAGGTTCCCGGGGTACAAGCCTCCAAGTCTCGAGAACTATGCACGCGAGAAGAGGAAAGTAGATAGACTTGAGCGTGAACTCGAGAACCTTCGGCGGGCTCTCAAACGTAAGCGGAATAATAATAACAGGAATTAGTAGATGCCAAGACACCCAAGACACATCACCTTGTCCCGCCCTTGGCCCGAACGGTACTTTGCAGGTCTGTCCCGGGCCCTGAAACTGACCCGCGAAAAGGAGCTTTTGAAGAGGAGGCGGACCCCGTACTCGAAGCTTGGTCTGTCCAAGTCGAACAAGGGTGGGACTCGTAAAAAGTCCAAATGGACCCAGCTGTTTCACAAGACGTACCCGGACCTCAAGTTTAATAAAGAGGCTATTGCGCGTCGGACGGGAATAAGCCGCTCGACGCTCAACACGGTCTATAACAGAGGACTCAAGGCGTGGAAGACCGGTGGGTCCCGCCCAGGCGCAACGGCGCCTCAATGGGCCGTCGCTCGTACATACAAATATATATTGCTTACGAAAAAGAAAGCGCTTCTTAGCTGGTATAAAGGGAAATACGATCCGGATAATGATCTACGGAAGCGAGAAACTCGTGTTCCCAGATAACTACTAAATTGTATCCTAAATCTTTAATCTTTCGTTCTCTTTCTAATGTTCTTTCATACACCTCACCCCATGTTCCTCTTTTCCTTGGGTGAGGTTCATCTTTAGAATACCTTTTGTTTGATGGATGAGCGTGCCAGTAGTCTCCGTGAAATTCATATACTGTATTCGTCTTTTCGTCATATCCGTCCACCTTCCATTTCGTCTCTGGAATAGTAAATTCGCCAAGAGGACTATCAAACGTTCTCAAGTGAGGTATATTTAGTGACTTGAGCCAGTTTCTAGCAATCTTTGAGGTTGTGAATCTTTCACACTTTTGACACCCTGCACCACTTGCGTGATTTCGTGGCTGCTGAAAAAATGATCCGTGAATTTTACACACTATCTCAACTTTAGTTTGGCAATTTTTATAATCCACCTTCGAGTAGTCGTATTCATCACCATGAACTTCTTTCGACTCTTTTAGAAAAGCCTCCTTTATATTTTTTCTATAATTAGTGCAACTTGGACAAGACCAACCTTTTAACATGTTATTATATATAGTTTCAAATTCCCCGTGTTGTTTACATGAAACCTTGAACTTCACAAGGGCTCCTTTATATTCAGTAGCAGAATAGTCGTAATCATTTCCATAAATTTTTTTGAAAGTTTCAATCACTTCTTCAGTCGTATGTGGTTTTTTACCACTACACGAAGAGCATCCATTTCCTCGTAAATGACTGGCAGGGCTTTGTTGAAACAGGCCGTGATCACGGCAAACTATAGTAACGTTGGTAGAATTATTCACGTATTCGACATTTGAATAATTGTACCTATCGCCATGTACATCCATGAATTTTTGTATGACCTCTTCATTGGTGAGACGCCTCACCATGTCTTACTCTGGGCTGAGGTTTTTTTATGTACAGCCTGAGCGCACAAGTTCACCCTCGTCACGAAAGGGAAGGCCCCGAAGGCTTGGTCTTTGGCGACGCGATATGATCCTGATGCAAACTTGCGTGCGCGGCGCTGAGGAACCAGCCGACACCAACACCGGCACCCGCGAGACCTACGAGGCTGAGCGTACTCAGGGCGACATAAACACCCTTCATGTTTACTCTTGAAACATGTGGAGTTTTTAAGAGTCCTCCTTCCGTCCCGTAAAGTAGTCGTCCAAGAACTTTTCGAACCTTTTCCCCCTTGAAGTCAGCTGGACCAGCCCTTGGTCCGTGTACCCTATGTCCTCAAAGGGGTCGAACGCATTTTTGACAAGGATGTCCCAGCGCTCCTTGTACCTCCGATCAGCAAAGGACCCGTGCCAAAAGTGAACGATGGTTCCATCGACCCATGAAACCTTGAAATTCTTGAGGCTCCTTTCATAAAGTTTCAACATCATTTTATAATTTTCGTGGATGGTCCCGGGACACGACTGTTGGCCCAGACCCGCAAGGCTCATGGCCAAGTGTCTATCACCCGACCCAAGGATGGCCCAATCGGGCAGACCGCCCATCTTTGTAAAGGCTTGGCGGGTACACGCCCACGCGTACCCTGGGTGCCAAAACCCGTACTTGTCTGTTGCGGTCCACGCGGTTCCAGACCCAACAAACATGTACGCGAAACTCTTGTCTATTTTGAGCGCCTCTTCGGCGGGGCCGAGGTTCACGGCCGACCGCCACATCTGAACCATATCAGCACTTTGAAGCTCATTCACGGTGTCCCTGACCCAGTTCTCATTCAGGAACTCGATGTCCGCGTCTATCCATGCCACGTACTTCCAATCCACGGGAAGGGACTTGACGGCCAAGTTTATAAGATTCTCCTTGAGCCACACGCGCGAGTCCGTCTGAAACGTGAGATGGGACCACACGGGCAGACGGGGAAGTGTGGCCGGACCGAGAGCCTCGGAGACCACGAGTCGGATGCCTGGGACCTTGGAGTACCGCTCGACAAACTGAATAAAGAGGTCTCGCCGCCTCTTGAACCCGCAAAAGTTGAAATATGGTAAGATGACGTAAAGGGTTTGGACTGAGTACTTGAGACTTTTACCGAGACACCAACTCATCCTATAATAAACTCAGGATTTTGTGCAAGGGCAAAACGTATGCCGAGCTTTGCGGGGAGATCACGGTACACGTACCGCCCGTTCCTATGTTTCCACGTTGTCCGAACACGTGCCCACGTGTCCGTATATGACCAATACTCCCCGTCAAAAGTCATACCCTCGTGAATTTCAAACTCATAGTCTTCGGGATCTGCATTGAAATAGATCGCCTTGTGTAGGTCTGGGTAGTACCTCCATATACACGGATGACCAACCTCGAGACAAGGGACCTTAATTTTGTTATAAATTCCGAGCGCCCTCCGCGTGTCTATATCCGCGTGGAGGGCGATCCGTTCAAGGATCCTGTTGTTCATGTTTCTTGGGGTTTCATTGGTCGATGTATTTAACTGCAACTCCCAACATGGAGTCTACAACAGTGTGCTTGGGGTTTCTTTCTAGAAAATCAAGCATTCTGTCACACATACCACTGTTGGTATATTGTTGCATTTGTTCGAATCGCTCTTCCTTCGTCTTGGCGAGAACCTCACCGTGTGAGTTTAGAGTCTTCATCATCCAAACCTTTTTGGTCACGCCAGGCACTTTCTTCGAAAGTTCCTTGATGAATTCATTGCGATCAGCCTCATACAGAAAATCCAAATACGGACAGCCACATGTTTCTTGAGGAAGGTCGTGGAGATTGAAAAAGATAGGAATTGCCATTTTGTCTTACTCTTTTAGCGCTCCTTGCCCTTAAGTCTGATCACTTCGGTGTCGCTTGTTGAATCTGTGCGATGGTCCATTGGCCGTACTTGGGTATGTACTTGGCGAGTCTGTCGGCAGCTTGTCCGCGCTGGGCCACGATACACAGACGCCAATTGGGGTTGTTCTTGGCGATCTCGTTGGTCTTGAGTTCCTCGCACAGGTCAAGAATATCGTCCATTGTCTTCTAGGCGGTCGGCTCCTCTAAGCCGCAGATCTCACGTATCTCGTCTGCGGGACGCCCCTTGAGTGACTCAGCAACCGACTTTGAACCTGCATCAAGCAGTTTCTCGTAGCCCAAGTAATCGGCTGCAAGCATCAGGGGAAAGGCGTCGCGAGGTTCCTGAAACTCGGGCAAAGACCCAGACTCGAAGAACCGGACGACCGTCTCCATGATTTTTGAATCAATATTGGGCAAAGGGATCCACGTCTCGTCCGTACAATCCGTCATATAACACACGTGGCGAAGGGTTTCACACTCGTCCACGAGACCAATCGGGATATCGAGGACGTGTCCGTCATTCAGTTGGACCTTTGCCATTACCATCTATACAACGCTTGTTTTTATTAGTACCGAGAGAATGCAATCTTCCCGGGCCAGAACGCGCACCGAGAGAACAGGACCATGTCGATGGAATCACCGAGGTCCCTGTTCTTTGAAGTAATGAATCTTTTGATATTTACAAGTTGGTTCCGGTGATACTCCGTCATGGCGTATTCCTGGAGCAGGCCCTTCACGCCTCCGGCCCACTTGACGAGCGTCTCGTTACTTGGGTTCGGCTCAACAGCCATGTGCGCTTCAATGGCGTCCAGAATCTTCATAGGAACCTTGGCATCATCCATCTGGAGCTTCACGACATCCTCCTCCTGTTTACCAGTGCCAGCCTTCGCCGCGAGAGCCAATACAGCGGCAAAAGCCTCCATATATTTCTACAAAGAAATTAATAAACGGGTGGCACTCGCGCCTCTTTGGGTTAGCAATATCTGCAAGACTTTCCTGTCGTCTTTCTCGTTCGCGTATAAAGTCTTCAAATTCAACCATCCTTACCCGATGCGAATATATTAAAACGAATCAAACAGATCGTCAAAGTCTAGGTCGTACTCGACGGGGCGGAGGCGCTCCTCCCAAAGCTCGCGAAAAAGCTCCTTCTCCTCCTTTTTCATTTGCTTTTGAATCTTCCAAATCTTCTTGAGTTTCTGGGCCCGCTTATTCACCACCTTGGCAGGCGGGGGGACTCGGGCCTGAGACGCTACGATCATTTAGTGTAATAAAGGCTCTGGGCCTTATATAACCAATGGAAGGGTGGATCGCACTCACGCGGACAACGACTCTCGGGACCCAACCCCGTCGCGTCTCCTTGAATTCCAAGAATTATGTGGTTTGGCGCGGAGGTGGGTCCGGCCACGGACCTCCCGATGTGAAGATCCTTCCGGACGCGTGTAAGCACCGGGGCGCGTCCCTGAGTCTCGGCAAGGTCCTTCCGGACGGGTACATCGAGTGTCCGTACCACGGGTGGAAGTATACTGAGAAAAAGCTGTGTCGCCCCTGGGCCGATTGTGCCGACCAACTTCAGATTGATTTTGACAAGAGGGACCAAGACGGCCTTTTGTGGATCCGCCCCAAAGGGCTTGAAGGTCCGGACCCGCCCGAGGTTCCACACATGACAGAACCCGGGTTCAATACCATGTGGTTCGAGACGACTATTGAGCAATCGGCCCAGATGATTATTGAAAATGGAATTGATCCGTGTCACGCCTCATGGGTCCATGCGAACCCTCTTGGGTTTGGGACGGCGGGTGAAAAGCCCACGAATGTCGTACACAAGGGCCATACGATCGAGTTTGATTACGTTCCGAACCGTGACGCCCTTTCGACCAAGCTCTTTGGTCTGAGTACGACACACAATTTCCACGCCTTTGTCCTTCCTTATACCACGTGGTCAGATGTGAGGGTGCTTTCCTTCGGAAATCACCCGCGGGTCCTTATGACCTACGTGACTCTGTGCCCCTTGAGTGATACGCAAACCAAGATGTTTGTTGGTTTCTCGCAAAACTTCGGGGTCCCGTCCGCGCTCTTTGTGGCTATGGGTAAAGCCATCGTCGAACAAGACCGGGTCATTCTGGAAAACCTAGACTCGAGCTTTCGATTCAAGGGTATGAACGGAGAGCACGATGATTTGGTCGTGGCGTACAGGGAGGCGCTTCACAATTTGATTTTCAAGTAAGGAAAAAAGGAACATATAGTATAATGAACCTTGTTGTAACCCCCGAACTTTGCAAAAAGTGTATTCACTATAATTCCAAGGATAGAACGTGTGTGCGTTCCATCGTTGCAACGTCAAAGTCCAAGGTGTTCTATGATTACGCCAAGGCGGTTCGGTACGACCCGAAGAGGTGTGGACCAGATGCCACGTGGTTTCAGGAGGCGGAACCCTAAACCTTGTTGTTCCCGTACTTTGCCTTTAGCTTTCTTTGCATCTTCTCCGCCTTATCGATTGTCTTGAACATGATGCCGTAGTATTTCCACGCCTTGGTGGTGCTTGCCTGATCGGACTTAACCTCATACTTGTGGAACATCGCATGGGCCTCGCGCTCCTTTTTCACAAGGGACTGGAACGCCTTCTTCTCGACGGCGGTCATACGGCGCTCAACGGTCATTGGCAAGACTGACCACTTGGGAGGGCCTTTTGGGATTTTCATCTTACTGTGGGCAAGATTAAATTATTCCGGCGGAGCCTTAGACCTTGTTCAACCAGTTGTTCCCGTACTTGTTCATCATAGTGCGCACACGGGCCGGGCTAAACACCGTACGAGCCAGTGTGTTTGGCGAGGCGCGTTTCTTCGCGATACTCTTCTTGCGGTAGTTTTGCCATTTCGTGGCGGCACGTGAAGTCTTCAAGGGTTTTCGGTTCCAGTGGTTGAATACAATACTGTAAGAATCGTATCCTTGAACGTTTCTATACTTTGGGTTTGCACCCGCCTTTATGAGTGCGTGCATGACGCGGGAGTGTCCATTAATTGCGGCAGCATGAAGTGGTGTCATCCAAGAATGAATTGTGCGCGGATTCACGCGTGCGCCGCGTCTTAGAAGTTCCTGAACGACATTCAGATGTCCTGAAGTGGCTGCCGAGTGAAGTGGTGTCCAACCCATAAAATTTCGAGAGTTCACGGGAACGCCCTGATTCAAAAGTGCCTTGACGCGGTTCAAGTTTCCCCTTTGAGCCGCTTCGTGAATGGGCGCCATGTACTCTTTACCGACATTAAAGTTTGATCGCTTTTCAAGAAGATGGAGGGGGAGATGAATGACCGTATCCTGGACTTGGTGAAGGAGCGCTACGGCCACGGTCTCCTTGAAAAGTCAGGGTACGATTGGGTCCAAGAGGCGCTCGAAGAGGCGCTCGATCTATCAAATTACGTTGCGGCCCGTCTTGTTGAGATTAAGAATACTCCTCCTCTTGACCGTCATTGATCGCGTCCCCTTTTCATGAGCTGGAACAACAGACAAAAAAGAGTACTTTTTCTTTCTAAATCTCAAGTTTCGAGGACCGGTAGGCACGGCCCCGAGACTTCTCATAATTCGCGTGGAAATAGGCATACTCATAGGAGGGACTTGGTTCCGCACGTTTATTCCCTCGTGATAAAGAGGCACACCGGCGAGAATAGCCGCATTGACCCCATACTTACGGAGCCGTTTCCCTATGCCTTGTTGATACTTGTTCGGCGCCGTTTGACCCTTCCATGCCCAGACCTTCCCACCCTGTGGAACATAACGCATGTACGTATTGTTTCCGTACTTGAGTTCGGCTCCGTACTTGTTTGTGTGTATACGCAAATTATTGTTGTTTCGGGTAACAAACAAAAGCGCCCGACTAAACTTTTCAAAGTTTGTAGGGGTCATCTATTCCTTACAAATAGAATTATTCCGCTCCATCAGTGTGTCTATAGACCGCGCCAAGAGCCCCAGTTCCCAGATGGACCCGATCTGGGGACACCACAGGTTGGGTTCCTTTGGGCCTTCACTAAAATAGACGCACTGCCAATTTGCCAAGTACCGAGCCGTTCCTAGGTTCTTGAGTGAATCATCGACAAAGATATTGAGGTGATGGACCGGGAACGCGTACGCCTCGGGCTCGGGTTTCAGGGGGCTCTCCGCGGGATTGCCCGGACACGTGATGGCAACCGTGTCCCCGATGGCTAGGGCCACCTTGGACGCCCATACCCACGGCGCATTTGTAAACAACTTGACGTTCCAACCCTCAGCAGTCAACTCATGAACCTGCGCCGCCTCATCCTGAAACTGCCTCGAGGAGAGAACATCGGCCAAGTGGTTCATAAGGGACGCGTCATAGACCTTTTTGTTGAAATCGCTCGTGTCCGCCTTGAACACGCGCTGGAGCCCACGAGCCGTGTGTCCGTGGGCGAGGTACAGAACGCGATTCGTCTCGCGTGGGTCTTTACACTCTGGGAGTTTCGCTCGTACATACTTGGCGCAATTCTCAGAGACGTGGTGCATCAAGAGACGGTCCCGCAAAAGAACCCCATCCACGTCAAGAAGGAGAGACTTGTACGCCATCTACTTATTAGTATGTATTAATTCTCTAACGTACGTTTGGCACGTACGCACCGGAACCATTCGAGGTACTTATTTAAAGCTTGCCACCTTTTAAATGCTACAATGGCGCTCACTATTACCAAGCTTGTTCCAAACGCCCAGCTCCCTGTCCGCGGCTCAAGCGGGGCAGCTGGGTACGACCTTTTCAGCACTGATAGCTACGTCGTTCTCCCAGGTCGCCGCGTGGTCGTCTCCACAGGCATTTCAATTCAGCTCCCGCCAGGAACTTATGGACGTATTGCACCTCGCTCTGGACTGGCCGTAAAGCACGGCCTCGATGTCCTTGCTGGCGTCATCGACCCAGACTATACGGGCGAGGTCAAGGTGGTCCTGCAGAACTTGGACCAGACTCAGCCCTTTGTCATTCGCCCGGGGTACCGTATTGCCCAGATCATTCTGGAGAATTTCACCACGGCCGAGGTGGTCGAGACGGTCCCAAGCACGGCCCAGGGGGACTCCGCTGCCGAGGCTACTCGCCGAGGGGACTCCGCTGCCGAGGCTACTCGCCGAGGGGCCGCGGGGTTCGGTTCGACCGGCGGGTACGCCGTGACGGGCATTTAATCCTCGTGTAAAATTAATGGTGACTCGTCGAAATTTACTGTTCAACAAAGGTCCCACGCGCCTGACCACCCTTTTGAAAGAGGCCAAGGGTCCGACCCGGCGCGAGGCACTCGTCAAGATCATGGGCCCTTTGCCATGGATCATCACCAAATACATAAACACCAAAGGGCGTCCATTTCACGTGACGCGCAAAGGTGTCTTTATCGTTCGGGTCGACGGAAAGTCTCTGTACGGACGCAAGTCCAAGGCGTGCTCCGTACCTACCAAGATTCGATCAAAGAGGTGCAAAAATTAAGTCTTTGTACCATGGTAAGAATGGCCGGAGGTGTCTTTCCGGGCGCCCCGTTCCGATTCAACATAAAGTGCGTCCTTTTCACGCTGCTCCTGGCAGGCGGGTACTGGTTCCTTCCCGCCAAGAACATCTGGATTCTTGGGTTCCTTCTGTGGTTCCCGTACTTGGCACTCGCCTGGTACGACTGGTCATACGCGTGTCAGGACAAGCTCGAGCCGACCATCGTGCCTTTTGGCCGATACATGTGGCTCCCTTTCAAACCGCCAGGCTACCAGGCAGACTATCTGAAATTGTCAGAGTCTCAGATTCGAACCATGGACCGTGTAGACCATTTGGTCGGTTGGTCTGTACTTGCTGGCCTGGCTCTCTTTGTCCTGCTTAGAGTAAAGGGGCGCTAAATAGATAACCAAATGAAATTTCAGGCAATAGCATGGGAAAGTCATGACGTGGACGAGGATGATCGTTTCGTCGTGAGGGCCTATGGGCGCTCCGAGGATGGGCGCTCCGTTGCCGCAAGCACATTCTTCGAACCCTACTTTTTCATCAAGTTGGGTTCGAGGACACCTCCAGACGTTCGAGGGGCCAAGGTCGAGTACGTCTCGGCCAAGGACCTTTGGGGATTTCAGAACGGGACGCGGACCCGATATGCCAAGCTGACTTTTCGAACACATAGGGCGTGTCGGAGCGCCTCTTGGACCCTCGAGCGTGACAATTGGGCAGTCTATGAAGCGAACATAGACCCCGTCTTGCGATTCATGCACGTGAGCGGATGCACAAGTACAGGCTGGATAGATGTTCAGGACGCCGAGGACGACCCGGACACAAACTGTGACGTGAATCTCAGAGGCGTGCTCGTACCCGTGGCGCACGAAGGTCTCGCACCCCTGAAGATCATGTCATTTGATATAGAGTGTCACTCGAGTACTGGAGCTTTTCCGGACCCTAAAAACACCGAAGATGTCGTGTTTCAGATTGGAATGACCATCAAGGAGTTTGGGCGGGACGGGCCGCTGGAACGGAAGTGTCTGTGTCTCAAGAAAACCTCGGGACCGGATGTCGAGTCTTTCGAGACTGAAAAGGATCTCCTTCTGGCCTTTGGCGCCTTTCTGCGAAAGACAGACCCGGACATTATCACGGGCTGGAACATATTCGGATTTGATCTCGAATTTCTTTTCGTCCGGGCCTTGCGTCACGGCGTGGAGCCCTTGTGGGGCCGTCGGGTCGACATGCCCTCTGAGCTCGTCGTCAAGCACTTGAGTTCGAGTGCCCTTGGATCCAACGAGCTTCGCATGGTACCCATGGTTGGCCGGTACGTCTTTGACCTGTTTCAGGACGTCAAGCGTGAACACAAGCTCGAGAGCTACTCCCTGAATAACGTCTCGAAACACTTTCTCAAGTCTCAAAAGTTTGACATGCCTGTCAAGGAAATCTTCAGGCGCTACGTGGAGGGGGACCCTGACCGGCTCGGGGAGGTCGCTGCATATTGTCTACAAGATACTGTCCTCCCCTTGGAGCTCATGGACAAGTTGTGCCAGATCCAGAATCAGATCGAGATGGCCAAGGCGTGCTGGGTCCCTCTCGCCTTTTTGTCCGAGCGGGGCCAGCAAATCAAGGTTTTTTCACAGATGGCCAAAAAGGCTCGAGAACTCGGGTTTCTGATTCCGACGTTTAGGCGCTCTAAAAACGACTCTGCTAGCACAGAGGACGGGGGGTACCAGGGTGCAACCGTGCTCGAGGCGCAGACAGGTGCGTACTACGGGCCTATTACCGCCTTGGATTTCGCGTCTCTGTATCCGAGCATCATGTGTGCCGAGAATCTGTGTTACTCGACGCTCGTCATGGAACCAAGGTGGGCGGACGTGCCGGGAGTGACATACAAGACATTCGGCAAGTACAAGTTTGCCCAGACTGATTCGGATGGCAACCCCGTCTGTTCTCTCTTGCCCATCATCCTCACGGACCTCAAGGCCTATCGCAAAAAGGCCAAGAAGCTCATGGCCCAACACGAGGGCACGCCCATGGAGGCCATCTATAACGGTCAACAGCTCGCGTACAAGATTAGTATGAATTCCATCTACGGGTTCACGGGCGCCTCCAAGGGTATGTTGCCCTGCGTGGCCATCGCAAGCACCGTCACCATGCGCGGCCGTCAGATGATCGAAGAGACGAAGAATTATGTCGAGGCGAACTTCCCCGGTGCGAAGGTCAGGTACGGGGACTCTGTAACGGCGGACACCGCCGTACTCATCAAGGTGGACGGTCTTGTATATGTCAAGCCTATCGCGGGTCTTGTGGAAGAAGATGAATGGATAGATTATCCGGGATTCCTAAAAGAAGGAGATTCAAAGGAACAGTGTGATCTTCATGGTGTTGAAACGTGGACGCACCTCGGCTGGAAGCCAATCAGGCGAGTCATTAGGCACAAGTGTGAGAAGAATATATGGAGGGTTGCATCTCGAACGGGTATTGTAGATGTGACTGAAGACCATTCTCTTCTTGATAAGAGTCTTGGACTTGTGAAACCGGGAGATGTTCAAGTAGGAACGGAACTCTTTCATTCTTTCCCGGATATTTTCCAACTTGGGCCGCCACCAAGTGGTTTTCAAAAAAGTCTCGACATTTTCGCGTCGCAAGAAAGTGCCATGTCTGCCTCTCCACGGGGCTACTTCAGGACGTTTCGCCAAGATATAGCTCAGTATTACCACATTCGTCTAAAAATATTGGGTTTTAATGTCACCTTTTCAGCGCAAGGAAGTGCTTATCAAGTAAATTTTACTACGAAATCTAAAGCTCGCACGCCAAGTAAAGTCGTAAAAATAACGCCAAACCTGAAACATGAATTTCAAGGAGGTGTAGTTCTTGGAGACGGAGTTTATTTTTGTACAGACAGAGTCTACGACCTCGAGACGGAAGCGGGTACTTTTCAGGCGGGAGTCGGGTGCATGATTGTCAAAAATACGGACTCCGTGATGGTCGAGTTCGATGTTCAGGGACGCAAAGGCCAAGAGGCCATCGACTACTCGTGGGCACAGGGCGAGCTCGCAGCGGAGGCCTGTACGAAGCTCTTCAGGGCCCCGAACGATCTCGAGCTCGAAAAGATCTATTGTCCATACTTTCTGTACTCGAAGAAGCGGTACGCGGCAAAGATGTACGAGGGCAAGACCAGTCCCGATGGGACTGTGAAAGTGGTCTTCAAGAAGATTGACATCAAGGGTCTCCAGGTGGTCCGGAGGGACTCGTGTCCGTACGTACGTGAGACACTCAAGGGGCTCTTGGGGCAGATGCTTGAAAGTTCCGACCCGAGGCCCGTGATTCTGACGGCGCGCCAGGCGGCCGAGGACCTCGTCACGGGGCGCATACCTCCCGAGAAGCTCATGATGTCAAAGCAACTCGGCACGGGATACAAGACGGATGCCCTGCCCCACGTCGCCGTGCGTGACAAGATGCGGGCGCGCGCACCCGGGTCCGAACCTCAACAAGGTGACCGCGTACAATTCCTCGTGGTTCAGGGACCGGGCAAACTCTTCGAAAAGGTTGAAGATCCCGAGTGGGTCCGTGAGCACTCCACCCCCATAGACTATCAGTACTACTTTACAAATCAGTTCAAAAAGCCCGTTCTGGACCTCTTGGAGCCTCTGGTCGGATCAGGGGCCGAGCAAGTCATCTTCGGGGCGGCAACAGCCGGCTCCAAAAAGGGAACATATGACACAAAGATGCGCACACTTGACGCGTATTTTAAGAAACAGGGCGCGTCTTGATCAAGAAGCAAATGGAACGACAGGTTATCGAAGTCATAGAAAACGAGGTGAACCGCCGAGTCTCTGAACGTCTCAGTAATGTTGTCCATCACATTTCAAAGACGTACAGACTCTCGTACGAGCGTATCATGAAGGAGGTGGCGGGCCTCGAGGGCACGCGAACGGATCAGTGTCTGGGTCTGGTCGGCAAGGGCACCAGATGTACACGTCACGCTCGTATCGATGGGTACTGCAAAACGCACCAGGACCAGAAACCCTTGGTGCTCATGCGCGCCGAGTCACCCGTGCCCGTCTCGGCTATCCAACACACGCACACGTTACCCCCTCTTTTCCTTGCGGGGTGTCCAGCGTGTGAAAAGTTTTCAAATCGTCCTCGCTTAAACATTTAGAAGGCCCTGCAAGTAATGTCTACTCGTTCTGATGTGCTCCTCGAGTCTCTAGCGAAATTCTACAACGAAGCTGAAAACTCGAGGAAACTTCACGACATCTTGACGACCAAGTCACAGGGGGTGTCCCTGAGAAATCTCGAATGGTTTGTGACGAATTACGCCAAGAATAAACACGTGACGTACACGGGACCGACCGGGAGGCCCTTCACGGTCCACGTGGCGTACAAGTCTAGTCTTGACGGATACTCTAAAAAACTTTTCGATCCTTTTTGTCGGACCGAGCGCATACAGTTCCAAGGTCTCACGACGACCGTTGCCCAACTCAATTTTATCAAGTTTGCAATCGTGAATGGGATTATAGATTACATGCTCAAAGATAAGATACGGCCACAAAGCCCCCCTTGAACTCGAGGATTGAGTACCCGTAGTAAAACAAGTACAGGGAATAGTTCGCAATAGAACTTCTGTATGCGGGCAGGAAGGTGATGGTCAAGTTGGAGGTCTGGGAATTTAATTTTGAAAAATTCAAGTACCCGCCCTGATTGTATTCCGTAATATTCAATCCGAACGAGTACATGTAAATGTTCTTTTGGGGCACGGACAGACCATGCTGCATGGGCTGCAGGAATGATGTGTATGGACCGTTTGCAAAGGTGTCGAGAATGTCCACGTTATTAATAGTCATCTTCACGGTCTGAATAGCATCTATGTACTGTGCGTTCCCTGATGGGAACGTCAAGGGTACAGCCGTGCTAATGTATTGGGTCGCGTATCCGTACAGGTACCTCACATCGTAATAATTGGGCACGGGCGACTCGTACACTTTGTTTCGGATGAACCACGCGAGGAGTTGAACGGGGAAGTTCGCTGTGAGATTCATGACGACCGTGCCTTGTTGATACTGGGTCGTCGATTCCTTCTTGACGATGGGCACGATGTACCGAAGAGGAGTGTTTCTGTAGTAAATACGCTCTTGGGGCGTCAAGAGGACAGACTCGACAATAAGCAAGGGTTTGATAATATCTATAGGTCCTGTGTAATTTGTAAACCAGTACTGGGGCCGAAAGGTGAAACGTATGTATATGCGCTGACCGGCCCACAAGGCGCACACGGGGAAGAATGGCCGGCGGAGGCGTTCCCGCCCCTTGTTCTCGTGACTGTGGCGCCGACAAAAGAAAAACTCGAGCGGGATCAAAAGGTTCAGAGGCGCACTCGGGCTCAAGTTCTGATTCCCCTGACCACCATTCACCTGGTTGAACATACCAATCTGCTCGTCATAATCCAAAAAAGTCTGATCCTTTATGATGAGCCAGTCATCATAAATGGTCTCTACGACCGTTTCGTTGATGATAAAGTCGATTTGTTGGATAAGGGCCCGACCAATCTGATTTGTGTAACTGTTTCCAGAGGGTAGGGCCGGTAGGGCCAACTGGAGATGCATATTCGAAAAGAGGTCGCCCTGTTCAGAGGGCCGCAGTTCCACCGTGGCAATCCCCGAGACGGACGGCTGAATATAAGTGTTTGAAAAATTTTGGACCACGGGAAAGTACTGCTGATACACGACGGCATTCGTGTACTGGGGGAACTCGGGCGACCACTGACTCTCATGAAAACTCGATACGTTCGCTATGTACTCTTCCTGGGGTCCCAGGGCGTCGAGAGAAAGCACGCCTCCTGCGTTGAACCCCAGGTTTCTCTTTTCCGTGAGGTTTTTGTCAAGGGGGAATGGGGGATCGGGTGTGATCTGGCCGAGTGGTCGCACATCCACCGGAAACCTCTTAAAGTTCGAATCCTCTATGGGGGCCCGCACGAAAGGAGCCATGGCCGAGACGGGCCGGGGCACAAACGCGGTGCTTAGCGTCGGGTCAATGAGCGCCCCTTGTTTATTCACGGGGAACCCGAGAGGCCACGCGTCGGTTGATGGGAGAGTCGCGGGCAAGACGTTCCCGTCCTGAAGAGCGCTGAGCATATTCACGTCATTCAGGAACCCGTCGAGCACGGGGCTCTTATCAACCGACATGCGTTGGCCTATGGCGTTGGCCAGTTCGGGAAGTTGGGTCAGAGCCGCCTTGAGCTGGGTCGGGTCTGCGAGGATATCCTCCGTGTCCAACTGAGTTTTTTGTGCAAAAAAATTCAAAAGATTCGGGGTCCCGGCCAACAAGGCTCGGAACTTGGCCGGGTCGGTCACGGGTTTCTGTGCAAGACCAACGACCCCTCCTCGAAGAATTTCTTCAAATTTTCCAAGTTTCGAAATGACCGATTGAAATTTAGAAAAAGCATCCGAATCGGAGGGCTTCTGCACGGGCACGGGCAGGGGGAAGGCGGTCACGATGCCCTTGTATGGGATGGCCCCGAGATTTCCAGACTGGAAAGAGACTGAAGCGACGTTCAGGACCATCTGGGGCGGGATGCCCGGGAGCCCCTTGATGAGCCATCCGAGCGTGAGATTCCCGGGCAAAGAAACGTTCGAGTAAAACACAACCTCGCCAGTCTGCGTAAAGTACACGCCTGTGAGGGTCGGCGAAGGCGGCGGGACAATAATCGGTGCTGGGCTGACCGTTGCCGTGGCGACCGTCTGTATGCCCTGAATCGTCTGCTCTACGTTTACTTGAAAGTCTATCGCCCCGTTAAAAGCCCCTTGGCCCGGGTATGACCCTTGATACGGCGTGACTTGAGTTACCCTCGTCTGACCCACGAGACCGGGCACGTCGTTTATGACCCAGCCGGGCTGAATACCGTAAGGCATGGCTGATTGGACAAAGAATGTGAGTGTATTTGAGGCTGTTTTGGACACTGCATAAAATCCGTTGATGTTTTGAGTAACTATAGACGCCACACCGCCTTGGGGTGTTGGCGCTACGGTCGACGTCATCTGTTACTGAACAATCTTAAAAATTTTGTTGTTTTGTAACAGGGACGATGGAGGACGACGTGTTCGCCGCTCTCATCATACTTTGCATGCTCGTCACCCTGGAAATGTACAAACACGTCGAGAGGTTCGAGCGAAAATGGCAGGTCCGCTCTTTTGACTCGGAAGTGGCTGATATCCAAGCACTCAACGTTCGCGAAAACGCCATTAAGGTTCCGACTCAGGCGGCTCAGCCCACGGGCCCAACGTTCACAGGAGCACGTGGGGCGGTCCAAACTCCCGGTCAGGCTGTGGCTTCTCTTGATTACACGCCCCCGCCTGCATCGACACCAGTTGTTGTCGAGTCGCCCCCGGATGCGCCACCTGTGGCCCAAGTCCCCGCGCCTCCTCCCTCGATGTCTCTTGGATTTGGGAGCCCCAAAAAAGGGTTTGTTGCGGGCGTCGGGGATCCGACGTGTACAGCAAAGATTGCGGCCCTGAACTGTGGGTGGTTCTACACATGGGGACCCACGCAGCCCTCTCCGGCTCCGTCCATTCCCTTCTTTCCCATGTTTTGGAACGTGGCCAAGACGAAGAACCCCCAGGGCGTCCTCGCGGCCCTGACCTTGAACGGCCCTCCGGGACCGAATGATATCCTCCTCGGATACAACGAGCCGGATGGGACAAATGAACAGGCCCAAGGGAACATGCAAGTTTCGGACGCCGTGGCCTTTTGGAAAAACTTGGCCGCGACCGGACGGGTCCTCGTGGCCCCCGTGATGTACGGGAGCATGATAAAGGGCCCATCTTCAAACAATTCGGAACAACCTGCAGGCGTTTCCGGACCCATGGCCGTGAATCTGGCCAACTCGGGCCAGCCGGCAAACACCGTCACACTCGACCCGTCCATCTGGATTGATAATTTTTTCATTCAATTGAGTCGGACGAGCAACCCAGTCTTCCCTTCCATCATGGCTATTCACTGGTACGGACCTCCCAGGGCGGAGAGTTTTCTCAACTATGTGGATGCTGTATGGGCCAAGTATCACATGCCTATATGGGTCACAGAGTACTCGTGTGCAGACTGGTCCGCCACGTGTTGTCCGAACGTCCATGTTCCGGGTTTTGATTGGTCGTATCCCACACCCGCAAACATAAATACGAATGGTACGGCCCAATTCATGTCACAGACCGTCGCGGGTATGAATCAGAGGTCCTACGTTCAAAGATACTCGTGGAAGGAGCGGTTTTTGCTTGCGGCCCCCGGGCCCGCTGCGGCCAGTCCCGATTACCCCCTCGCGGGCCAGCCAGACTCGGTGATGAGCCCGAGCAATCCTGACGTCATGAACCAGTCGGCCCTTTTCGCCTCGTATCAACACTTTCCCACGGCACTCCCTCCCCTGACGCCACTCGGGAACTTGTATGCCAGTCTCTAGTTAAGAATAAAAAGTGCTCACTTCTCAAATGACGGAGTCCATCCTTGATGTGACCACAGATCGGTTCACCGTGTTCCCCATAAGGTACCCTGATCTGTGGGCACTGTATAAAAAAGCCGTAGGGTCATTCTGGACAGCCGAAGAGATAGACCTGGCAAGTGACGTGAAGGATTGGGCCCGCTTGACTGATCCCGAAAAGCACTTTATAAAAATGGTCCTCGCTTTCTTCGCCGCGAGTGATGGTATCGTCATGGAGAATATCAATCTGAACTTTGGGTCCGAGGTTCAGATTTCCGAAGCGCGGTCCTTTTACGCGTACCAGGGCTTCAACGAGGCGATTCACGGCGAGACGTACAGCCTTATGATTGACAAGTTGGTCGAGGACCGGGCCGAAAAGGAGGGATTGTTCCGAGCGGTCGAGACGTCCGAGGCTGTCAAGTCCAAGGCTGCCTGGGCTCTACGCTGGATGGGGACCAGTGACGGAGTCACTGAGACCGGACCACCATTCGCCCAACGTCTGATTGCTTTCATGTGCGTCGAGGGCATATTTTTTAGTGGGTCGTTCTGTGCCATCTTTTGGCTCAAGAGGCGTGGGATCCTTCCTGGCCTGTGCTTCAGCAACGAGCTCATCAGCCGCGACGAGGGCCTCCACCTCGAGTTTGCACTGGCCCTGTATTCCCACCTGGCGAACAAGGTCCCTGAGAGCTTCGTGAAAGACATCGTCAGGAGTGCGGTCGAGACCGAAGAAAACTTCATTACGGAGGCGCTTCCATGCAAACTCATAGGCATGGATGCCGAACAAATGAAGCAATATATTCAGTACGTGGGAGACAGGCTCCTGAAACAACTGGGTCTGAGTCCCGTGTGGAATGTGCAGAACCCTTTTGCCTGGATGGAGACTATAAGTCTCGAAGGCAAGACGAATTTCTTTGAAAAGCGCGTTGGTGACTATTCAAAGCACATGGCGAGCGAGGGTGACTCTGTCAGGTTTGATGAGGAGTTCTAGTCTCTCGAGCGGGGTGAGGGTCCGTAGGACCCCTCGGGCCCGGTCAAGGGAACTCCTTTCGATCACGAGAGCACGGGCCCTGCGGGCCCGGTCCTCGGTCTCTAGTACTTTGCGTACTCATCCTCGTACTCCTCGTACTCCTCGGTGGACTCGTCCGTGTACTTGGACGTGGTGGGCACGGCGGCGGGCTGGGCGGCAGCAGCGGCCATCTGGGGCATGCTCGCCTTCAGGGACTTGGCGTACGCATCCGCGGCAGCCAGCCTAGCGCTCGCCAACTCGGCGGCCACCTTGGCCTTCTGAGCATCCGTCTCAGCCTGTGCGACGGGGTTGGGGGCGGGAGCACCAGGGGCATCGGCGTACCCGCTCGCAATCTTGGACGGCAGGTAGCACGCCAGCAAAACATACACAGCCGAGTGCAGCAGAAGACCTGCGCTCGTCGGAAGACCCTCGGCGCTGGAGACCCAAGTGCCCAGAGCCTTGCGCATGATCTTGAATGTGGCGGGGTTGGCCACGACATAAAACAGAACCATGTATATCAGAACCTTGGTCCACATTTATATATAACTACCGAAAATATTCTGGTAAAACGTTGATGTCCCTGGATCATCCGGTGTCTGGTCTTGATCCTGCTCTGGAGGGGGCGGCGGCGGCGGCGGGGGCGGGGGCGGGCGCCTCGGGCGCAGCGTGGGCGGCATGGCAGGCCCGCCCAGCACGACCCAGCCCACCCCGCGCGTTTGGCGTCCTTTTTTTTCACATGCTCTGACGCGAGATCTTGATGTCGACCATCTCGTTGGGCCTGGCGCTTGCGATGGCCATGCCAA